GAAAAGGGAAACATTTACGATTGTAGTAGTGGTCGCTCCATCAAACCTGCTACGATGAAAGGTTTTGTTGAACTTGTAGGCATCAGTAGCAAGGACTTTGCCCGTGTCTTTATCAGTCTGCCTGATGTGGTTGAGATTGGTGGGATTAAGATGATGGGAGATGTAGATAAGGATAAAATGTTGGAGCAAGTGTGGAGTTGTATGTAGATAAATTAGATTAATTACAAAAAAAGAAACATTAGATTAAAAAAACAAAGAAAATACAAAAATTAGATTAGAATACTTGATTATTCTTTTTTAATTTAGATTATTACAATACATATATAGTAATAATTTTAAAATTATTACTTGAAACAATCTATTTTGATACTTTTTGATATAATCTATATATAATGTATTGAAATAATCTAATATACACTAATTAAAGTATTGAAATAATCTATATTTTTGAAAAATACACGAACCAAAATAAAATTGAAGTTGAAAATACAATTAATATAAGACTTATATAAGTAAAGAAAATGGAATATATTGAAGAAAGAATTGAGAGAGAAATTAGAGAAGGAAATAGAGTTAGTTGTGCTGGTTGCGGGTGGAGTAATATGTTGGATGATGATGGTGATGATGCCTACTCGGTGAAATGGTTTTCTTTCAACGACCCCGATGTTTATTATTGTCCTGCGTGTAGCGAAATCTGTGAATGTGAGGGTTGTGGGGAAACGGCATTAAAGAAAATTACCAGATATAGAGATTTAGTCCAACCGAAAGGTTGGAGAATGATTAGAATGTGTATCTGCCCTCCCATTTTCGTCTGTGGAGATTGTATTAAAAAAGAAAGAAGGGATATGGCGAGGTGGGAGAGAAGAGAGAAGAGAGAAAAAAAGAAAAATGAAAAAAAAATTGAAGTTGATAATGTAGTATAAATGATTTCAATATAATAGAATGGAATATCTTGGAGATGGTAAATACGATTTTGAAGGTGAAGTATATAAAAGATGTAGCAAATGCTTACTACTGACCCACTACTTTCCCACTTATACTGATTGGGTATTAGTTGAAAACCCTGATGGTTTCCCTAACCCTACCCATATACCCGTAAAAAAGAAAAGAGATTATTGTTTTGTATGTTTAAATGGGAGAGGAATAAGGTTTCCTGAAAATGAATATAATTAAATAAAATAAATTAAATTAAAAATATTTTTTTACCAAAAACACCGATTAAAATAAAATTGAATTAAAATAAAAAATTGAAACAGATTTAATGTAATACTTATATAAGCAAACTAAATTGAAAATGACTGAAATGAAATGCGTGAAATGCGATGCGGTGAATGATGGCGAAGAGAAAGGTTGGTTGTCCTGTGATTGTATGGGTGATTACTGCCCCTCTCACGCTCCAACTAATTCTTGTAATGGCGGTTGCGATTGTGATTGCGAATGCTGTGATTACGAGGATAATTGTGAGTGTTCGTTTCCCAAGTTCGTTATTGAAGACGGGATACAATCCTGCTCCTGCTGTGGATTGAACGACCATTACAAGAATGGTGTGGTAGAGGATTGGAGCGATGATGAGGAGTAAAAAGTTATTCGTATAAAATTGATTTACTTTTTCCAAAAACTTATATAAGCAACAAAAACACTTAATATTATTTAATCTTGAATTAAGTAATAAAATTGATTTAACTTTTATTAATCTTTCTGTAAGCATTAACAAGACAAGAATAATGCTCCCTGTAATTGACGGACACTTTTGGGTGGAGAGGAATGGAAAGATTTTGGATACTCATTTTCCTTACTACGATATGATTAAGATGTATCACGGTTGTTGTGGAGAGATGATGTATCACGAGGCGGACGACTTTACCCAAAAACTAATGATTACAAGGTTCAAGAGAGAACTAAACAAGGTTGGATTGTGCGAGGATGATTACCTCCATCTTAAAAGCGTGATTTACGACGGTAAGGCGGTGATGAATGAATGTTATTATAACTCCCTGTTGGCGATGAAAGAGGGAGATAGGTTGGTGTTCGGCAGTCTTGGATGGAAGAAGAAGGACGGAAGTGGCGTATGGTGGGAATACGGAGGCAAGGATTACAAGGGCATCAAAGCGTTCTTGAAATGAATGATTTAGGGATTTTAGATTATTTAGGATTGATTTTGTAGTATATACTTTAAAATAAAATAAACAGAGTTTTTTTAATGTAGCACTATTATATAAGAATGAGTTTAGAAAACAGTTGTGCTAATCCCGCATTCCCTTTGCCTATTGGTTCATTAATGCCGTATATGGGTCTTGCCGACAGAGTGCCTCCTACTTTTTTAATATGTGATGGTCGTGCCGTAAATGTTGCTGACTACCCCGAGTTATATAGGGTTTTAGGCGATACTTTCAACGGTAATGGACTTGTTAGTGAGGGTGAGTTTTTACTACCCAAATTAAACGACCAAGAAACCTATTTAGTGCCTAATGGAACACTTAAAACTGACCCAACCCAAGCAAACGCTATTTTAACTCCCGTTTTACATTCCAGCGATGATATACCTGCTCTTGCCGCAACCAACATCCCAATAATGTCCCCTGCCGCATTTACACCTACTTATCCCGACAAACAAGTAGGATTGGTAGGTAGAACACTCAACGCTCGTGGTGATTATCCAGGTGGTCGTTATTACGCAACAGACAGCACGGGGTCAAATACTCCCAAGATTGTTGCTCTTAATTCCAGTAGTGAAGGTGGTTGTTTTTGTAGTATGACGAGTGCTGATTATCAATATGTTAATCCTACACCCGCCTCTCTGGGAAATATTGATTTAAATGACGACCACCCAGTCCAGTATGGAGGTATGACTTGTATTTATATTATAAAAGCATTTACATCTTACGCTCCATCGGCATCTAAAAATGCCGCCATTACCCAGAGTATTAATTATCAAGTAGCATACAAAAATGATGTTGCCGCCAGAGAAACAGCGGTAGATACTGCTACGGGTGTTGCTGACGCTCAACAAGACGCTCTCGCCGCAGATGAGGCATCTGCTATTGCTGATGACGGGCAAGGTGGAGGGACTGAATACGAATACGCTGATGTTCCGCAATTGGAGGGTTTTAGAGTTCCCGCCAACCGTAATTATTAATTTTAGGAATACTATATTATTATAATCTATCTGTATATTATAAGAATGTCTGCTTTATCTAACGAAGGATTAAACGGTTTCCCTATCCCGATAGGAACTATACTAATGTGGGGTAATAATTCTGCTAAACCCCAACTCGTAAGTGATTTAGAAGAAACTGCTGGGTTTCTCGTCTGTGATGGAAGAGAGTTCGCCAAAAGTGATTACCCCGAATTATACGCTACGCTTGGAGATGTTTATAATGCCTACCCCTCCGCTCCCGCTGCTGGTAATTTCCGTATTCCCAATTTACCTAATCCTGATGGTGCTGGTGGATATAAAGGTTTTCTACTTGGTGGAACATCTGCGGGAACTCTTGTTCCAGACAACGCCCAAACTCCTATTGCCTCTGCTGAAATAACCCTACAAGCAAATCAACTACCTACATTCCCCCTTGATTACGATACTGCTACTCCATACGAGGCAAATGGAACTTATTACTGTATTTCATCCCAGTCGGGCGAGGAAATAAATACAAAGGTTTATTCCAAATCTGTTGTTCTTGTTCGTAATCCATCTGGGGACAAGTTTTTAAGAGATGATGTTAATTATTCCTCTGCTGGTGGTATGGGTAATGATAGTATTGCTCCTCAATTCACTTATACTGGATTAGACCCTCCTACTCCTGTTGATATTACTGCCTCCATCAATCAAGGAACTTTTGATAGTCCTAACTTTGAGATTGTCCCTATTATTCGGGCAAGACCATCCGCCAAGTTCAATCCTTAAATGATTAGTGTAGGGTGTATAGTGTAGGGTCTGTTTTCATTAGTTAATATTAATGCTCCCAACCCAATCACCTTATATTTAAAAGTTATTAGCACCCTACACCATACACTCCCTACATTATTATATAGTTATATATATAATGATGGATAATACTGAAACAAAATGGACTACGGAAGTAGAAGAATTGTTAGAAAAATTGAGAATAAATTGCGTCAATTTAAGCGAATATCACCGAAAAAGATACTATCATTTCAAAGGATATGGTAAGTATTTTAGACTACCATTAATAATTTTAGCATCTATTAATTCAACAGCATCAGTAGGATTACAACCTTTAATGGAGCAACAAATAATAAGCGGAATTACTTGCCTAATTGGTATGTTAATGGGTATAATAGGTTCTGTTGAATTATATTTAGGAATACAGAGCAGTATGGAGTTAGAATTAAAACAATCAAAAGAGTTTTACACCTTATCTATTGACCTTTTTAAAATGCTTTCTTTGCGTCGTGAGAATAGAAGTGAAGAGGGCAGAGATTATCTTAATAAAAGATACAGCGATTATATTAAACTCTGCGAAGCATCTAATCTTTTGAGAAGAAAATTACTTATTGATACGCTTACTGAAATCCCACCAGAAACGGTGGATAAAACACCTTTGGGTTCTGTTGGAGAATTACAAGAATACAGAGATGTTCCACTATACAAGCAACCCAGACCATCAATAGAAGTCCATTCTGGGGATATGATGCCTCCAAGAGAGTTGGACTTGAATGACGAAACAAATGAGATGCTTACTCCAACTGGCGAAGAACATTTATAAAAATAAAAAAACATATATACACTTTTTTATTTTTTTTGTAATTTAATATTGTAATTTTTGTAGTAGAATTGTAATTTACGGGATGGGGATTTCACCGATGCTGATGTTCGCCTTACAGAAATCCTCCATCAAAGCAACCTTGATGACCTCGTATCTAATACTCTTGGCGAGAGGGTCAAATATGGGTCTTACACCACGCTCAACGCAGAGTTCAAACCATCTCATCTTGACGATGTTGAAAGGTTCGTAGTCCCAATACCACATATTTCCAGACTTGTCGCCCAACAAATCCATCACTTTACGCTGGATTATCTGCTCCTCACCTGTTCCAAAGTCAAGCATTCCTCCCATTCTGGCGGGAATTACCTTATCCATATTACACGCATCGCAACATTTTCCTCTCTTTCTCAAAGGAGCGGGATTGTTGCCCCACTTGGAGTTGAGAAACCCTTTACAAAGGCAACATTTTCCGCATTCCTCTTTGGGACGGTAGAACTCATCAGTTCTCGCCCAACCCTCCTCAATCTGCTTGATGTAAGGCATCATCGCCTCGTGAGTGAGGACATTATCAACGACAAGAGTGTTAGTTCCTGCCGTGTAAATCTCGTTAAGTGTCTTGGTGGTGTTGGTAGTTGTCGTCATCTTATTATTAGTTGTCGTTTTCGCTTTATATAGTTTAGAATATACTTATATAATTTATCAATTTTTTAAATCAATTTTATATTTAATTATTAAATAAATAATAAATGTCGTCAAAAATGGATGAAAATGATTAAAAATTGAATTAAAAAAAAAATTGAAGTGTATTTATATAAAATTGATTTACATTATCTAAATACTTATATAAGCAATCTAATTAGCAGAATGACTGAATACTACAAAGATTTTAACGACGAACAAGGCGAGGGTGGTTCTACCAGACACGAAATAACCTTACACCAAGAATATTTTGAGTTGGATGATAAGGAACAAGAATACCATATCCTCACCAGCACCAATCCAACCGAGATTGCGTGTATGGATTGCTACGGAATGTTCTGCCTTGTTGCCTTTATTGGAGATGGTAATACGCACGAATACGGCGACGAGGATTTTGGAAACGCAATTCGCTCACTACACCGATACGAAAAAACAAAGGTCGTTGATGGTGAGAGTAGTGAAAAGTATTCTCTTGAATTGAGAGAAAGAGAGGAAAGTAGGCGTTGGTTTTACGAGTTTTGTAATGGTGATTGGGATGAGGCAGAGAGGCAGGTTAATAATGACCCCGCTATTCGTAAAAAGTTCTACTCGTATGTTTCTTACTATTGGAAAATCGTAAGTGATTTAATCCTTTCAAAGGTAAGAAACCAGACCTACGATACTTGGATTGCTGGTAAGCGAGATGAGGTTGCCGATTTCTTGGAGAAAGGAATTGCCGAGAATAAAATTAACGAACAAAAATACAACGCATCTTATAAAAATTACAAACAGACCTACGACTTTATTGACCTCATCGCCAAGTATTACCTTTCTATTATTAAAATCTCGGCGGAAACGATTGAAAAGAAAGGGGTTGATACGAGTGTAAAAGACTGGGGAATTGCTAATTTTACAGGAATGGAGAAAAACAGAGTGATTTACGACAGAGAGGGATTACTACATTTCTACCTCAAAACCACCTTTGGATTAGTTGTAATGAAAAAGTTATTCCCCGATATTCCAAAGAGTATGTGAGCGTGTTTTATATTTACCAATATTACAAAAAAAATAATTAAAATCAATAAAAAAGGAGTATCTTACACTCTTTTTTTTTATCTTTTTCGCCATTTTCAACTCCAACAGTCGCAAGGCAATCGGTTCAACCATTTATATAACACTATACTTTTTCTCTTACAAGAGTTATATTAAAGATTTTTAAACATTTTTTCAATTCACCAAGAGTATAAGACCTAAACTGGGGTGGATGTTCTCGTCCAACCCTCTTATAATACTCATCTAAAAACGGGTATATATCCTCTTTTTTTAATTTAGAAAGCAAGTCATCATTATTTTCCATATATATTTAATCTTTATTATAATAGTTCTTGTTAAACGCTTTTTGTAAGTCTGTTAAATTATCAAATAAATCGGTATTATTTCCCCAGAGTAAAGCAGCAGAAAATAAAGATGGCGATGGAATTAGATTATTTATTAATTTATTTTCCGTTTTATTTCCTAAATGTCTTGCTAAATAGGCAGACCTTTTCGCCTTATCCTCGTGGTCTATATATGTTTCTCCTCCTTTCAATCCAAAATGGAATGTCTTTTTTTTATCTCCCTCCCGTATTACAATCTTAAATCGTTTATAAGGTCTTTTAGAGCAAACTAATTCATCAATTACGATAGGCATTATATTATAATATCATATTATATTATAGACAGATGAAACGAAAAACTTTGGATATGGTGAATGAAGAAGTAGAGGATTTAGTTGATGTTTTTTCCCTCAACGGAAAAGTTAGATTAATTGGGAGCAATTCTCTACGGGCAATTCAATATGGTAGTGATTACGACATCTCTACTGAACTCAAAGGAACAACAGGAGAGAAAATAGCAAAATCACTACAAAAAGCATACGAGGAAGCAAAGAAGAACCCCGATTACTGGATTACAGATATGAAGGCGGGACACGATGCCCGATTGGTGTATAAAGGTGATTATTCCAAGAAATCTGTTGATGCTTACTTGAAAAGAAACAAGGAACTTATCCCAGCGTCCAGAGCAAGAGCAATCAGGAAAGCAACAGGAGAAGAAGAAATTAAATTAATTAGGGATTTATTTATTTTGAGATGGAAACCAGCAGATATAAAAAGAGGTTGGATTAAAATGATTGACGGTAAGAAACGATGGTTGAAAGATGCTGTATTAGATAAAACAATATTGAAAATAGATTTATTAGGAAAGGTCGGTAATCAATTCGCAGAGGTGAGTGAGAATTATACAGTCAAGACCAAAGATGGTAAGACAAATACCGTGCCTATTACACCCGAAGAAATAGAGGAAGACTTTGAAGATGAGATACAATATTATTCCAGAAAAGACAGTTTTAAAGCGTTAAAACGGTTATTTTCTCTCTTATCTCACGAAGGAGGGAATGAGAAAGCATTAGAGAAACTGGTGGAGTTTTTTAACAGTCAGGTTGGATACTTGAATAAGATTAGAAATGAACTCAAAATCCTCGTGGAAATCTTGGAGCAGGATTTTAGGAAAGTTGATTTTAAAGATGTGGAAGAAAACCTCCAATATATAAAAGAACAAATAAGTAATATCTACCAAATACCCGTTAATTCGTCTGTGTTTAGCGATATTGACGATATGACCGAGAAAAATGCTCTACCCAGAATAAACGAGTTGATAGGATATTTTACCGATGTGATTAATAAACATTCCAAAGGTTTTTTGGAACAAATGCTTTGATTTATATTATACTGTATATATATAATATGAACTTTGAAGAGAAAGGCAGATTTCTTGCGTATTTAAAAGACGACGACATCAAAGACCGTAAGAAATGGGAGAAACTATTTCTAACAGACAAACCTAATGAGGTAAGAGGCGGTGCTTTTCGTGATGTTAAATTGAAAGACAAACCCAAATTACATTTCCAACCAGCACCAGATAAGAAAATGGAACGCAGTATTACCTACATTACAGGAGCGAGTGGTTCAGGTAAATCTTATTATACCAAGATGTATGTAGATGAATACAAGAAATTATATCCCAAGCGAGAGGTTTATTTATTGTCGTCAATTGGAGATGATAGTTCTATTGATAAAATAAAAGGATTGAAAAGAATTAATATGGATAAGTTGCTTACAGAGGACTTGACCGCCAAAGATTTCAAGGATAGTTGCGTCATTTTTGATGATACGGATTGTCTTACGAATAAGCATCTGCGTATGAGAGTTCAAGAGGTTCTTAATTCCTTACTGGAAACAGGCAGACATTTTAATTGCGAGGTTATTTATACCAGTCATCTTGCTACGGACGGACACGCAACCAAGCGTATTTTGAATGAGTGTAAGTCTGTCGTCATCTTTCCAAGTGGTCTGGGAGGGCGTAGTATTAAATATCTTTTGGATAATTACTTTGGATTGGATAGGGAGCAGATTAAAAGAATTAAAAAATTACCGAGTAGATGGGTATGTATTAACAAGGGTTTCCCGATGAGCGTGGTTGCCGACAAGGATGCGTATGTATTGAATGACCCAGATGACGAGGATGACTAATTATATAAATATAGCGATTGTATATACTTATATAAGGGATATTGGGAGTGTAGGGTGAGTGTAGGGATGAAGGGTGTAGGGTCTGTATTTATTAGATATATAGAGAATTAGGGAGGTGGAAATCTCTGGGAAAATAGGATATACCCTACACACCCTACACACCCTACACTTTTATAAGAAAAAGGAAATAAAAAATACAGTATTTACAGGTTTTACAGGGTAATAGGTAAGGAAATATAATAAATCTTTTTCATTTTTTTTTGGATTTTAGTGTAGGGTAGTAGTGTATGGTAAAATGACCCTACACTACTAAATATACAGATTGATACTACTTACATCAGTCATTACTTACCTCGCTTTTTGAACCAGCGGGTTTTACCATCTCCGCCAACTACTCTTTGGTGGGTTGTTTCATTCGGTTCAGGGACTACTACATTCTCCAAGTCATCATTTTCCAATTCGGCATCAAGTTCGGCATTTTGAGTAGGTTGAACTCCAATCTCAACATCGTCCTCACTCTCATATTCATCACTACCCTCAACAGAGGTGTTGATGTTAATGAGGCAACCAATCTGGTAATGCTTTTTCAATATTTCCATATTGAAATTAGTGCGTTGTCCTTTGCTGGTTCTTGAACCTTTGCTTAATGCTCCTTTCGGCAGATTGAGTGCGGTGTATAACTTTTTCATCAAGTCGCCAGAACCGTTGAGTTCATACTTGCCTCCATTCTCATCTCTCCAAGAACGGAAATCAACATACATTTCACTACCAAATCTGCCGATGTTTCCATCACCATCAACAACAACCTTTTCCAGATGCTTTCGGGCAACCCACCACTCAAAGAATATATCCAAGAATGGTCTGCTGAAACCCTCCAAATCTTTTTGGTAGTCTGTCTTTGGAATGTTGCGGAACATCCAAGTTGAAATGTCGTGGTTCAACAACCAACCATACAAGGAACGGAGGTTCTTTTCGTAATCTCCTTTTTCCCAGAGGTCGCCGAATGTCTGGAAATACTCACGATTTCCAATCATTTCACCAGAACAACGGATAATCATATCTCTACGCTGTCCCTCCTCCAAGAATACTGGGTCAGGGTGATTAGTAGGTATGATAAATCTGTGATGACTGTTGATTGTGTAAGGT